TGCATTGATAAACTGAACAATCAAAGTGTCATCAGCGGAAACGTAGGAGTTTGCAACAGCAACGCCAGTTGTTTGAGCCGCGGGGAGAGTAACCTTGATTGCATCACCGACCTTGAGGCCAGCAACGGTAACAGTCTTAGATGCGCCAGAAGTGGCAACGGTTGTGGCTGTAAAAGTCACACCCATAACGAATGCGTTGGAGATGTTTCCACGCAAAATTGTCGTTTGGAGAGCCATGATGATTCCTTTAGAGAATGATTAAATTGTAACGCCAAATAAAGAAAAAGCCACCCCTTTGACAGAGTGGCTTGTTTCTCTTTTATGCCCGATTAAAACTCGGAGAAGTCATAACCATAAACGAAAATGTCAACAGTACCGCCAGAAACGGCTGTGCCAACTTTAACGTAAAGGGTTTGTGCTGACAAATTAGCATTCTTAGTTGCGGACACAACGGTTGAGTTGGTCACATAAGCTGAAGATGTGTTGCTTGTCAATGCCGCATTGGTGACGATCTCAGTACCTTGACCAGCGGGTAATGTCCAAATAGCCAATGCACCAGAACTAACGTCTTTGTTAGCGTTGGTAATGGCAACATTGGTCACAGCATAGGTTGTGGTGTTGTTGATCGGTAGGGTTACAGAAGCGTCACCCGTTTGGCTAATAGGCACAGCGTTGGCGTAAGCCAATAAGCGGATTGCCTGATTTGTTGCCAGATTGCTGGGGTGAATCGTTGTGGTACTTGCTGGGCCGGGATTGCTCATGATATTTCCTTAAATTAAGTTAATGAAGGGGGGTGTTTAGCCCCCCAAGACCATTAGGCCGCGACTCGGCAAGCGAGTTCAGGGTACAGAGGGGCCCAGCCATACAAAACGTCCAAACGGGTAGGAATGGAATCGTTGTTAATTGTATATTGCCTCACCACACGCATGGATAGGCCGATTTCCTTGTCAGAAGCACGTCCAGCAAAGTGAACTCCCTCTGGCAATTCCAGATCGGCTACTGCAAGCGTAAACGCATTGCGGTGCATGATGATGTTTTGTGGGGAAACAGTACCCGTCTTGTTAAAGAACGTAATGGCGGCTGTAGTGCTAGTTGTTGGAATTGACACGTTCTGGAATTGACCAGCGGTAATCACAGCAGGGCTAACAACAACAGACATAGTGCCATCAGTAGCGGCAACGGCAGTCTTAACTACGAAATTACGCAGTTTGTTAGTGCCGTAGGCTTGACGGTTCTGGGGGTTAACTGCATAAACACCAGCGATTTGGAATGTATCGCCAGCGTTAAGAGAAACCGTACCAGTAGCAGTCAAAGTGATGGTGCTAGAGGATGCCCAACCAGAAGTCAGGAAGCCAGAAGCGGCAGTCGTTGAACAGACAGCAGTTCCCGCGAATGAGCCAAAGGTTTGGCTTACCACGTTCTGATCCATCTTCCAGTTCATACCAGCAGAGTCACGACCCATCAAACCTTTACGGTATTGATCGCCAATAGCCTCTTGGGGAACGAACAAACCTTTCAGGCTGTCCACGATTGTTGCGCTTGTGAAAGGCTCAACGATACATGATCTGCGGCCATCACGGGGTGCGCCTTCAGAGTCAAGGTAAGCGCCAGCAGTCAGATATGTGATCAAGCCTGTGGGCGGTGTTCCAGCAGTACCAACAATGTTGGCAGTTTGCAGGGTAGCCATAGACATACCATCACGGTCAATCTTGTTGGCAATAGCGGCAATAGCTGGCTTCAACACGCGGTCACTAAACATATCCAAGGACAGAGCCAAGTCTTGTGTTGTGAACTGTGTATCAACGTGAAACTGTGTGGACAAAGTAACGGGAACTGATGTCTCGTTAAAATCTTCAACATTCAGCGCTGGGCCAGTTGTACCAATGAAACGACCGGGCTTGCGGACATTGACTGTGTTACCAATCTTTGCACCGACAACAGCGAACTGGTCATCATAGTTGCGGTCAACTTCACTTGTGAAAGTCAACTCATTTTCCAAAACCATCAACGCTTCGTTGGTGATCTTGCTTATCGTCAATAAATTATTAGCCATTTTAGGACTCCAAATAGATTAGGTTTACCGAATCTTCCCCGCTTTACGAGCCAATTTCCAAGCCTGATAACTACCATGCCATTCGCCATTAGCGGACATGGGAACATCAGGCTGACCTTGACCACCGCGAATCGGTTGGATCGGTGCTGGTGCTTTACTTCTTACAACAGGGGCTGTCTGCTTAGTATCAGGCTTTGCCTCAAACTTTGCTTCTAGTCTGCCAATCTCTCTTAGCGCGGCATTTGGACTCAAGCTGGCGATTCTTTTGGCTAGGTCATTGTTTTCAGCTAGGTGATACAGGATTTTTGGGCCTACATCACTCTCCAGAATTGCATCTCGTACCGCGTTATTTACAACTACGTCACTAGATGCGACCAAATCATCAAAATCGGGCAATTCCGCTTTAGCATCCTGAACCTTCTGCGCCCAAGATTGGATAATCTTTTGTTGCGCTTCTTGCTCTCTAGCCTGTGCTACTTGCCTATCCCGTTCTGCTAACGCCTTTTCTGTCGAATACTCTGCTAGAGCCTTCGCATATTCAAACGCATCAGCAAACTGGCTTGGTTGTGGCTCTTGATCAACATTGAAAGCCTGTTGTTGTTGAGGCTGTCTCTGCTGTTCTAGTGCCGCCAAACGCTGTTCCAGTTCTACCCTAGCTTGACGCTCATTCTGCGCTTCTTTTCGCGCTTCCTCGCGTTGCTTGGTTATCTCTGAAAACCGCTTCTCAAGTTTGGGGTTCTGCTTACGCTCACCCTCTTGGTTTGCTTCCTTTTCTGCCTCTTTCGGTTCACTCTGCGTATCCTCGGCTACTGGCTCGGATTCTTCACCCGCCTCAGTCTCCGCTGGAGATTCAGCTAAACCTAATCTGTTTGCATAAAATTCTGCCGCATTCTCGCTAGTCAATACTTGACCCGCTTCTTTTTCGGACATACGTTTCCCAACGATTTGACCCTGTGAACCTCACAGGTACGGTTTAGTGGTTTTTACCACATATTCTTTAAAAACTCAAATAGCCCGTTCAGTTGTTTCTGCACTAGCATTATTTAATGTTCTTTTGTCCATTTGTGCCAACAAAATAGCAATCTCAGCCTTCATGCGCTCAATCTCAATTTGAGTCTGTGTTTTGACAATCGTATCGTGCGCCTGACCATCCACACGCATACGCATTTCTTCACGGTCACTTGCATCACGCAATTCAGACTCATGCGCCCTGTTTGTTTCTTTAATAAGCACTCGCTTAGTTTCGGCTTCTTGCTTGACTTGTTCAACGTCTTGACGCTGTTTAATAAGCATTTGCTGTGATTGAAGCTGTTGGGTAAGTTCCTGAATTTGCTTCTTGGAAATAGCCAGTTGCATCTGAACTTGAGGGGGAATCTTAGATTTCTCGTCAATCTGAGCCATTGGGTTAGAGGCGGCAAGGCGGTCAGCGATGATGTCCGCACCGGGCCAATCCATGTTTCTAAACACCAAATCACCCGCCACTTGCATCAATTCTGGTGCGGCTGATAGCAGGGGAAGCATATTGTCCACGGCTTCTTGGCGCTTGCTGTTGTAGCCCGGCCCTGTCTCCATAACCACATCATATTGACCAACCGAAATGTCGTTCAGCACTCTGCCAACCGAATCCCGCTGGTTAATCGTCAATAGTTCTGGCTTGCCATCATCCCCAATGATCCGCATGACTCGTTCTGTATCGTAAATCTTAGGGATCAAATCTAGGCAAATTTTGCCAATGTGATTGATTGAACGGGTTAAATTGTCGTAATAGTCAAAGTTTGTTAGGTCAACTTGTTGTTGCTGACCATTCAATGCTTTGCCTGAAATGTTGCCTTGCCCAAGCTGTGCAGGGTCAAAAACGCCCATGATGTTTTTAATATCATTGTCCACACCCATAGCCGCGGCCATGATTCCCGCTTGTGGAGGCTCTGGCTGTAGGCGAACTGGGGGAGGCGCTGGGCGACCGTCAATGTCTGTCTGCTTGTAGCGCAAGAGTGGGAAAGACTTAATGTTGGCATTTGCCCAATCACTTTCATGTCCCTCGTCCTGACCTTCAGCCAGCAACCATTTGGCTTTAGGGGCTAATGCCACGCCTTCGGTGATGGAAGTCTGCCAAAAGTTATACATACGCTGTGGGTCTTTGGCATAGCGAATCATGCCAAATTTTTTGCGCTTGTCACCAATGACAATGTGTCTGCCATATACAGGAACAATTGGGATATGTTTACCAGCCCAATCTCGTTCCTCAAGCACTTCAACAGCGGTTAACTTGCAGTATTTAATTGTTTTCTTATAAGAATCACGCTTGTCAACAACGGTAATGCCGTAATTGTCAAGGCGGGTAAAGAAATCCTTGTCATCAGCAAAAGTAGCTGTTCCATCGCTTAAAAGGTACAGCGTAGCTTTTTCTTTGACTGTGTAATAGTACTCAGCAAGGCGAATATCCTCTTTGGTGATCCACTCGGACTGTGAGTCGCCAGTACCGCGCTGGGTGAAACTCGTGCCGCCATCTTCTGCGTCTGGGTACATCTTGCGGAATTCATCTTTACGCATCATTGTTGTAATTAAGCAACGATCAGCGTCAGAGCCATCAGGCAAGACTGAATTAGGGTCAAAGTAGACTGTAAATGGATTGTCTACAGGGTCAATGTAGATTTCTTGGTCAAATGAGTCCTCAGAAATGTAGTCTGTGCGGACTCGCATATAGCCCCAGCCCATGCGTACAGCGTATTCAAACGCATTGTCATAGGCGTGATCAGCGTTGGAATTGACCTCAATGTGGCGAATAATGCCCTGAATTGTCTGTGCATCAACCATGTCCTCATGCGTGTTTGTCGCATGAACTTTGATTCTTGGGCGTTGCTGGCGTTGTTGATTTGATACTTGGCGGCAATAGTTATCCACCTTGTTCACCGTAATAACGGGGCGTGACTCAAGATTGCGTGAGTTTTGCAGTTCTACAGGCCATTGATCACCACCACCAAACTTCAAGTCCTCAAGTGCTTCCTGACGGTTCATTGTGTCTGCATCGTTAGCAAACTTCAGAAACTCTATTGCTTCTTGAATTCGTGAGTCGTAATCATCAGCCATGATGTTGCCCTAAGTGATTTGGAGACATTTTAACTCATCCATGAGTGTTGGCTACCATAATTTGCGGTAGGTCTGGGCTTTCTGCGCTCTCTAGGCTCATTGACCATCAGACCAATATATCTAAACGCATCAGCGCCATGCGAGTAATTGTCGTGCAAAGGCGTTCTGCTAAATTGCTTAGTGTCTGGGTCTACATCGTAACGGTAATGGCGTAGACATTGCAAGCCTTCGTGACAATTATCCCTGTCAAACCACATATTTGTAAACAATGTTCTAGCCGCATTGATTGAGTCTGTAATTGGCGTTCTAGGAATGATTTTGGTTTTATAACCCGCGGCCCTTACGATTTCCTCAATGCTTCTACCATTTGCCGCCAGCGTTTTGTTCTCAGCATCGTGTGGAAGCCATAGCGTGTCGTACATATAACCAAACGTTTGCATCTTGGCTAGGTAGTCGCTCATGGTCTGTTGATTGCCCTCAATGTAGCGAATTAGGCGGGTTTCCATGCCTATAAACTGCAAGAACCAGATTGCTGTGGCATCAGACCAACCAAGGTCAAAGATGGCGTGAACGGGCTTTGTAGCATCGTAGTTAACCTTTGTAATGCGCCCATCCAACTCAGCCAGTTGCATTTCTTTGGCAAAGATAGCGCCATCTACTGTCTGTCGGCATAAACCTTCCCAAACCACGTTATAAGCCTGTGGATCACGGTGTTTAAGCGCATCCTTCTCAAGTTTCAGCGTTTCAGGAAACCACGGGTTATCTGACCAGTTTACTTTTTGGACAATGCAATCTTCTGGGGGACTCAGCACAAACCGCTGATAAGTCTCGTCTGTCTCTAATTCTGGGTTGAAAGTTATCCAAATCTCGGACTTTTCCTTACGAATGGTAGGAATCAGCACGTTCCACGACATTCGGCTGGTTGTCTGCGCTTCCTCAACCCAGCACACATCAACACCCTCATAAGACTTAACATTTGCCACATTGTTCTTTAAACCAACAAAACTAAACTCTGTGCCGTTCCTTGCTCTGATTGATGCTTGGGTGATTTCATAGAAGCCTTCAAGCCCTAGCGCCATGATTTGATCGCATAATAGCTTGTGAACTGAGTCTTTGATAGATGTCTGGAATTCACGGGCGCAAAGCACCCTTAATGGGGCT